CCTTTAGCTTTTTTCACTGGCGCATACTTACCTCTTTTCATAAGCTTATCAAGGGCGTCTATTTTAATTCTGCCTTCCCCCATATTACTTTTAGTGGTATTACCTTGTTCTTCTAGTTTTTTATTTGGGTTTTCATTAGCTTTTTTTACTTTCCCACCTTCTCTGTATCCATCGGGATCAAACCTATCTTTAGGGTTTCGTTTAAGTCCTACGTTTCCTTTCATATAAGAATCAGTTTTCATTCTAGTATTAGGCATAGGTTCGTTACTTAAATATTTTCCTCCACCTTTTTTTCCTATTTTTTCTTTTAGTTCTCTTATTTTTTTCTGAGTACTAAGGTATTCTTTTGATTCTTTAGCTGACAATTTTGGCTTAGTTTTCTTGGGAGAACCAATGGCTTTTCTTGCAGCTTCCTCATCTAGTCTTTTAACTAGAGCTAATTTTTCTGTATCTGCTCTTCTTCCTGCAGGACTATTTGCTTTTTTAAGCATCTCTTTTATTGTTGAAAATTTTCCCATTTTATTATCCTTATACGTATGAACTTCTTGGTGCAATAGTTAGTGTAGCTTTTTCTCTATCTTCAGTAGATGCGAGTAGCCACTGCTCTTCATATTCTTGTTTTAAAAACTGCACTCTATCCCCAGCTTCTGGAATCTTTATTGCTAGGTAATAAGCTAGTCCTGCAACCAAGCAAGGTAAGAACCTAAAGGGTATGTGTTGTGTGTTAACCCCGGTACCTGCATCATCTATTCTTTTCAGCATCCAGTATACAAAAGTATAAGGCTGAGTAGTATCAGGAATAGGCCACATAGTGACTGTAGGAATCTCTGCTTGTCTATTTATATAGACTTGTATTGGTCTGCCCGTGTCATTCTTACTTGGTATAGATGCGTACGTAGGATTTGACACCCTCGAAATAGCTATATCTGACTGAGTTGTTCCAGACCCAGTTCTTATGACTTGGCTCATGAGGTCGATGGTAGTCGCGGGCAAATTGTAAGTGGCAGTTCCGGCAACTAGTGGTATCTCTCCTTGTTCCACAGTCCATAAGTTGATTCCCCGGTTAGCCCATTCAATAGTTAATAAGTTCAAGCTACGTGTAGCTGTCCTTAAATCATATCCTGTTCTTAGCTCTGATCCGCATCGTTCAAATGCCTCTTCAACAAGCAAGTTTAAATCTAGATTAAAATTATGTGTATCTGTTGTAGCCATTATGTTTTCCTAGTTGTCTTTTTCTTTCTAAGTGAAGCTACTCTACGCGGCTTCCCTGCTGGCTGACCGAGTCTTTTCTTCTGTGCTATTCTTGACTTCTTCTCAGCTGCTGTCATTTCTCCAGATGTCTTTGGAGTTTTACTAGATACTTTTTTAGTAGGTCGGCAATACGGAGTTGCTCTTCCGTCACCTTTTTTTCTACCACAGGCTTTGCCAGTCTTTACGTCTTTCCAGTCTTCTTTAAACCAACGTTTTAATGCGGCTCCTTTAGCTGTCTTACGAACTGCCATTATTTACCTTTCTTTCTACACTTAGCAATGGCACCGGAAGCATACGCACTAGGAAAAACTTTATAACTCGCCTTTACCTTTTTATAACATGCATCTTTTACGGCACCACCTTTTTTTAACTTAAGCGACTCAAGAGTCTTCGCTTGTTTAGCGTGTGTCTTAGAAGCTTTTTTTAAGCCCTTTACGACTTTGTTAACTTTGGCTTTAACTTGGCCTCCAGCTTTCATTTTTTTAGGGTTAATTATACCCATGCCACGAGAGGCTCTCATTATCTAGACCTTTTTGCTCTAGTATGTCCTCTTACTGCACAGCCGTCTATAGAGCCACCTTTTTTATATTTCTTAACATTACCACCTTTTTTCATACCCATAGACTTACGAGCAGCGTTCATTTGGTTTCTACCCATTGCTCTTTTATCTTCACTAGCACCAAAGAGTTTTTGCATAGTTGAACGAGAATCTTTTTTAACTGCTGATTTAGCATCAGGTTTATTAACTTGGCTCATGTTAGGTCCTACTTTAGACCCATCTGAGTTGTCAGTTCTAGAAGCAATGTTACCACCTTTAGGCTCTACATACTTAGGAGCTGTTCTTTGTGATCCACCGCCGCCACCTTTAGTAGGAGCTGATCTAGTAGCAGCTGGCTTACTACCACTACTTCTACCTCCTAAATACCCTGCACCTGCACCTGCACCTGCAATGGCTGCAGAAGAAATTTTAGCCTTATTAAAATCAAGCTGTCTAGGCTGAACTTTAGCTTTACCTTTATCTTTCATTGGAGCGTTAGAACCGCCGGTGTTAGCTTTGTTAGTATTAGTAGCTTTATTTTGTGCTGAAGGTTTAGCTTTAGGCTTAGCTTTAGGCTTAGCTTTAGGCTTAGGATTATTACGAGCCTGCATTTCTTTAAAAGCTTTATTCTGTTCCGCGTTCATCCCATTTGATTTAGCTTTAGGTTTAGTTTTTTTCTTAGGAGCACCGTCCCCAAAACTTTTTGCTTTTTTCTTTACGTAGTTCTTAGCGTCCTTAATTCTTTTTAATATTTCTGATGCTTTTGACATTCTAGTTCTCCTTAGACCATGCGACCACGTGTGTGGCCCTGAGTTATAATTCCGTCTGCACGTTTAGATGCCGATCCTTTAACTGCTCCACCTTTTTTGTACCCTTTTTTGATCTGAGAAACTAACCGTTTCTTTTCGCTTTTAAGGTTTTTCTTACCTTTTTTAGTGTAGCCTTTCTCAGCGTCAACGCGACCAAGTTCTTCTAGGTTATTCATTTTAGCTGTATTCTTTTTAACCTTACCACCTTTTTTCATGCCACCCATAGCCGCTTGTTGTCTTTGAGCTTCCATTGCCATTTTCATTCTGGGGTCCATTGCTTGAGCACCAGCCATTCCTGCCATACCCGGAGCTTTCATAGGTGGGGCTGTCATACCCGGAGCTTTCATACCCGGAGCTGTCATACCACCGCCCATCATTTTCTTAACTTTCTTCATGTCTTTCTCCTTAGTGAATTCTTTTCCTACTGATTGTTTAACCCCTACCTTTTTAGCAAACTCTGGGTTATTAGCCACCGCTTGCATAAACTTTTTTTGCTTCTTACTTTTTGCGGGCATCGTTAATTGCCTTTTTAGTTTTTGCTACCCGTCTTTTTTCTACTATCTTTTGCACAGTAGGAGTTTCCCATATGCGAATACCAAGCCATACAATAGTGAAAAGTGAAGCTAGGTGGGGGAGCCATGAAAGCAAGGAGCCTACAGCGGTAAAGATAGACGTGATGTCTAATAAGTGTTTTGTCGATTCTTCCATTTTTAGCATTTCCATCGTTTACGTGCTTGTCTTAATCTTGAATTAGGGTCTTTAGCTGCTTTAGGAAAGTCTTTCATTTGCCCTGCACTCCTAGCACAAAATGACTTACGTCGCTTTGCATCTTTAGAGCCTGGTTTAACTTTTCCTGTTACTGCTGTTTTTAACTTGCTGCCCGGGTTAGCTTTACGATAGGCTTTAACACCTTTCGTTGTCATACCCGCGCCGGATTTAGTCTTTCTAAAATTACCTGACTTAACCGAAGTTTTAATTCCCATACCTTTTTTCTTTGTTGTAGCCACTATACGCAGTCCTGTTGAGCTTCAAACCAACGCCTTAATGCTTCTAAGCGTTCTTGCATTGATTTGTTTGGCTCAGGTTCCATAACTTATCCACAGAACAATGTGTAGTCTGTAAGATTAGTTGGTACTACAACTGCATAGTCATTGTTTTGCCTAGCGGTTAAAATGCCATTACCGGGTAATTGTAAGTTTTGAACTAATGTAGCTCCCGCAGGAGTTGATACATCAAAAACGGTATTATTACCAGTGGTAAGACCATTTATATTAACTTTTAAGCTGCCTGCTGTTGCGCCACTTACTACATAAAACCCTTTAACTCGAGTTCTAGCTAATGCTACGTCGCCTGTAGTGCCTATACTAACGGTACCTGCTGATGCGCCACTAGCTACAATACTAATGTCTGATGCCCAATAGTTTGTAGAAGTAACTGCAGCGGCTGATACACCTGTAAGTACTTCAACTGTTGGTGCATGACCTGTTAAGTCTCCTACTTTAGTACCTGTGATAGTAAAAGTAATTCCCGTATCATCACCAGCGGAGGTAATAATTATCTTATACCCAACACCGTTAGGTCCTGCATCAGTAGTTGTTAAAGTAACATCACCGGCGCCAGTAATAGTTGCCGCAGCTCTATAGAACGTAGCACTTGTGGAGGGGTTTACTGCCCATATATCTCCTTGCATAACGTTCTCCTATTAAGCTGTACGTGTAAGTGTGTAACCTGTAGCTGAACCAGGAGTTACTCCATCACCGCCAGTAAACATCAAAGTGAATTGAGCCATACCAGTAGCACCGTTGGCGACAACTACTCTACCAAAAGCAACTGCAGAAGCAGTAATAGTAGCAGCATCAGATAATGATCCGCCAGTACCTAAAGCAATTGTTACGTCGTCAGCACCGCCTGTGTTATCTACTACGAAAGAAAATTGTTGGCCTCTTACTGCAAGCATTTGCTGAGAGATTCCTGTAACACCACCTGCTGTAGTAGTAATAGGAAGAGTGATAGTTGTTGCAGCTGCTGAAGTAGAAGTAAGGTACCCTACTTGAAGATTTTGCGCTGTAACAGTTGCTGTAGCATTAACTGCTACTGAAGGGCCTGTTGGTACGAATCCGTTAGTTGAGGCAACGGGACCTGAAAATGTGGTTCTAGACATTTGAATTTCTCCATACAAAGTTAAGCTTATC